CCTCGACGTGCGCGGCCGGCTCGAGGCATACCAGCTGGCCGTGGGCCTCGGCATCCTCGAGCCGGAGGCCATCGCCCGCATGGAGGGCTTCTCCGCCAATCGGGCGCCCACCGCTTTCTCCCCCACCCCGGCGCCGGCCGAGGTGCCCACCCCGGAGGTGCCGGCATGACCGCCGAGCTCATCACCGCCCAGCTGGACCCGGGCGCCCTGGAGCTCCTCGAGGCCGCGGCCGGCGAGGATCGCCGGCGCATCCGGCTCCGCCTCCTCACCTACGGGGAGGTGGGCCAGCTGGACACCGGCCCCGAGCTCCTCGAGCCGGGTGCATTCGAGGGCACCGACCCCGCCCGCGTGACCATCGAAGCGGGCGCCCACGGTGGCCCGCTCGTGGGCGTGGGAACCTCCCTCGAGGACGTGGACGGCGTGCCGTACCTCGAGGCCACCATCGCGCGGACCTCGGCCGGCGAGGAGCTCCTCGAGCTCATGCGCCTCGGTGTGCTCCGGGCCGCCTCCATCGTCTACCGGCCCATCCGGGCCGCCTCCCGCCGTCGGGCCGATGGCGTCAACGTTCGCTCCCGCGTGGAGCTTGTGCGGGTGGCCGTGCTCGAGCGCGGCGCCTTCCCATCGGCGGAGGTGATCGCCGCCACACACTCGGAGGATGCAACCGTGACCGACCAGCCCACCCCCACGCTCGCGGAGTTTGGCGAGCTCGTGCGCGGCATCGTGACCGATGCCATCCCCGCGCCCACCCTCGTGGTGCCGGCGCCGGCCCGCACCCCTTCGGCCCTCGAGCGCGCCTCGAGCTTCTCGGCGCTCCTCGAGGCCTCCCTCGCCGGAGATGACGAGCTCGTGCGCGCGGTGGCCGGCAGCTTCCTCGAGGCCGCGGCCCCGGATGCGCTCCTCGATGGCGTGGTGGCCGATGTGCCCTCCATCGTGCGGCCGGCATGGCTCGACCGCATCATCGGCGAGCTCCCGGCCATCCGGCCCGTGGTGGCCGCCTTCGGCACGCAGGGCCTCCCCGATGCCGGCATGGAGATCGATTGGCCGGTATTCGGTGGCGACTACACCGGCCGGGTGGCCGAACAGGCCGCGGAAAAGGACTTCATCATCTCGAAAAAGGTGGTGCTCACCTCCGACAAGGCCACGATCAAGACGATTGCGGGCGGCCTCGATATGTCGTGGCAGGTGCTCCGGCGGAGCTCGCCCTCCTACCGCGAGATCGTGATGCGCATTCTGGCCACCGCGTGGGCGCTCGAGTCTGACAAGGCATTCGGCGCCGCCCTGGTCTCGAAGGGCACCGGCACCGGCACCTACTCGGTGGACTCCGGGGATGAGCTCCACGGCTCGCTCCTCGAGGCCTCGGCCAAGGTGGACGACGCCACCGGCTCGCCGGCCACGTTCGTGCTCGCCGCCTCCGATGCGTGGCTCGAGCTCGCCAAGACTCCGGGCCTCCTCCCGCCCGCCTACGGCACGCAGAATGTCGGTGGCGTGGCCCAGGCCTCCACGCTCCGGGTGGAGGTGTCGGGGCTCCCGATCATCCGCGCAAAGGCCCTCGCCGCCGGCACGGTGATCGTGTCCAATGCCTCCGCGGCCAAGCTCTTCTCCTCGGGGATGATGACCGCCACGCAGGACGTGGTGGCCCGCCTCGGCACGGACGTGGCCGTGTGGAGCATGGATGCCCCCGGCATCTTCATCCCCACCGGCATTGTCAAGCTCACCAAGGCCGCCGGCGCGTAACGTGCCGGCTCCCGCCTATCTCGAGGCCAACGGCCGAGCCGCTCTCCCCGAGCGGCTCCGGCCGGCTCCGGGCGCCACCCTCGAGGTGGTGCTCATGCCTCGGCCTCCCCTCTCCACGGCAACGCTCGCCAACGCGGACCCCTCCACGGTGGCGAGCATCTCGTGGATTGACGAGGGCGGCACCTCGCACCTCGAGCCCCTGTGGCTCCTCGCGGAGCTCCCCTCGGGTGATCCGGTGGACACTCCCCCGCCCCCCGAGGGCGCGGTGGAGGCCGACCGCTACGGTGGCACCTTCCTCCGGGTGCGTGCCACCACGGTGGACCTCTCCAATGGCCTCGAGCACCCCTTCACCTTCGAGCTCGCCACCGTGGCCGGCCCCGGTGGCGACGTGCTCGCCACCACCGCGGAGCTCCGCGCCATGGCCGCCCCCGTCTGGTATGACATCGGCGGCTCGCTCGGCAAGGCATACGCGGTGACCGGCGCCGAGCTCTCGCCGGCCGCCCTGGCGGATCGCATCGACTCCGGCGAGCTCGTGTATGGCCGCTCGGTGGCATCCGGCGCCGGCGGCCACCCCGAGCTCCACCTCACCACCGGGCCGGCCTCCGGGCGCCGGCGCGCCACCATGGGTGACCTCATCACCGTGCTCGGTGAGCCGGTGCGCGTGGTGCAGCTGCGCGAGGCCTCCGCCTCCGAGATTGACGTGGTGGGCGTGGTGATCCCGCCCCCGCCCGACCCCGGCCCGCTCCCCACCGACCCGTGGAGCTCCGGCGTGACGGTGGCCGAGCTCGCGCGCGCCATGGCCGTGGGCCTCCCGGCCTCCGGCGCCGGCCCCGTGGTGGACCGCCTCGAGCTCGCCATTCGCACGGCCGAGGAGGCCATCGGGTGGCGCCTCGGCCGGCGCACCGTGGCCGACTGGCCGGATGGCATCCCCGCCGGCGCCAAGAGCGCGGTGGTACAGGTGGCCACCCGCGTGTATCGCGCCTCCGATGTGACCTTTGGCGTGCTACAGACCGAATTGGGGAGCTCCTACGTGGGCCGGTGGGTGACCCCCGAGGTGGAGCTCGGCCTCCTCGGCCTCCGCCGCCGGTGGGGGATCGCGTGAACAGCGCGCGCCCCTGGCACTCCATCCGCGATGAGCTCGCGGTGCTCCCCGAGCTCGAGGATGCCGGCGTGACGCTCGCCTATGGGTGGGTGGCGCAGCTGGCCACCCCCGCCATCATCGTGGCGCCGGTGCGCCGCGAGCTTGTGCAGCCCTGCGATGTGCGGTGGCACCTCGCCCTCCAAGTAATCGCGCCCCTCCAATCGGATGATGACGAGGTGGTGCACGCGCTCCTCGAGCTCGCGCTCGAGCACCTCCCCTCGGGTGTGATCGTGGGGGAGACCACCTACGCGCAGGATGACCGTGCCGGCGCGTCCTACCTCGTGAGCACAACCGAGCTCACCGCCTAGCAGGAGGCCCCGATGGCGTCACTCTTTGGCAGCCCGCACCTTGTCTACACCCCGGATGCCGACCCCGGCCCCGGCACCCCGGTGGACCTCTCGTGCCTCGTGCGGCCGGGTGTGGAATTCGATAGCCCAATCGAGACCATCGATGACCCGGTGCTCTGTGATCCCACCCGCTCGCGGACCCGCGCCGGCGCCGCCTCGGTGAGCTTCACCCTCGTGGTGGGGGACGATTGGAGCACCACCGTGGAGGCCCTCCTCGGCACCTCCGGCGTGCTCGAGGCCAGGGTGCCCGATGAGGACGGCCCCGGCTTCACCGCCAATGTGTCATGGCCGACCGCCTACCCCGTCGCCTTCACGGAGGACGGTTTCTGTGAGGTGGAGATGACCTTGGGCGCCGGCGGGATCGCCTACGTGGCCGCAAAGACTCCCGCCCCGTAGCCCATGGCCAAGCCGGTGGTGGAGGTGGTGGGCGCAAAGGAGCTCGCGCGCGAATTCAAGCGGGCCGGCGGCAACGTGCGCGACCTCTCGGGCGCCTACCGCACCATCGCGCGCGAGCTCGTGCCGCCGGCCAAGCGCAACGCGCCCCGGCGCTCCGGCCGGCTCGAGGCCTCCACCCGCGGCGCCGGCACCAAGACCGCCGCCATCCTCCGCGCCGGCTCCGCCCGGGTGCCATACGCGGGAGTCATTCACTTCGGCAACCCGACCAAGAAGAGCTACCCCGGCGGCACCCTCGGGGTGATCCGCCCGAACCCCTGGCTATACCGCACCACGGACCAGCGGCGCGATGAGGTGGTGGACCTCTTCGATAAGCACGTGGGTGACGTGCTCCGCCGCAATGGCCTAGCAGACTGACGAGGAGCACCAATGCAGACCGATAGCACCATCCGGGTGGAGCCGGCCGACCTCCGCACCCTTCGCGTGGGGGAGCTCGAGCTCCTCGAGGAGCGCACCGGCCGGCCGCTCTCGCGGCTCTTCGATGATGACGCGCCGCGCGGCCCGCTCCTCCATGCGCTCGCCTACATCATGCTCCGGCGCCAGAGGCCCACCGCGACGTGGGAGGAGGCCGCCGAGTACGTGGTGGAGCTCGGGGAGGAGGAGGCCGCAAACCCTACCCCGCTCGCCAAGGCCCGCGTGAGGCGCGCCGGATGACATACGACCTCGCCCTCTCTCTCGGATGGCTCCCGGCGCAAGTGCGCGAGCTCACCGTGGACGACCTCGACGGCATCACCGCCGCGGTGGCGCGGCGTGACGCGAGGGCCAAGAGGTGACGCGCCCCGTCAAGGTGATGGTGACCGGGGACGCCAAGAAGCTCGAGACCGCCATGGGCTCGGCTTCCAAGAGCATGAGCTCATTCCAAAGCGTAGCCCTCGGCACGTTCGCCGGCGGCCTCATCACCAAGGGCTTTGACCTCGCGGTATCGGGCGCCAAGGCCCTCGGTAAGTTTGTGCTCGATGGCGTGGACAAGCTCGATGACATGGGGGACGCGCTCGCCCTAATCGAGACCCGCGCCAAGGGCCTCTCCGGCGTGGTGGCCGGCATGGACCTCACCACGTGGGGTGTGGACAAGGCCGAGACCGCGGCCGCGGCCGCCTCCATCGCGGCCATGTCGGATGCGCTCGCCCTCACGGATGCGCAGCTGCACACCGTGGTGCCGGGGATGACCGAGCTAGCCGCCAAGCTCTCGAGTCTCGGCCAGGGCTCGCCCGAACAGGTGGCCGACCAGCTGGCCAAGGCCCTCTCCGGCTCCGCCCGCGCCGCCAAAGAGCTCGGCATAGAGCTCCCCAAGGGCGCCAAGGGCATGGACGCCTATAACGCGATCATGGGCCAGCTAGGCCCCAAGGCCGCCGCGGCCACGGCCGGCACCAAGAGCCTCTCGGACGTGAGTGCCACGTGGGATGCCATGTTGGCCAACCTCCAATTGGAGCTCGCCGGCTATCTCGATGAGCTCGCCCCCGTGATCGCCGCCATGCTCGAGAAGCTCTTGCCGGTGCTCCGCGAGCTCGCCAACAAGGTGGGGCCGGCCGTGCGCGCCATCATTGGCGCCATCTCGCGCGCCTTCACCGCATTCGTGAGTGGCGGAGGCGTGCAAGCCTCGAGCTCGGTGCTCCGCACCCTCGCCGGCGTGGCGCGCCAGCTGGCGGACTTCTTCGGAAACAAGGTGCTCCCCACCCTCGCCCGGGTGGCCTCCGCCCTCGGCACCGCCCTGGCACCCGTGGTGAAAGCGGCCGCGGCCGCCTTCCGCGATTGGCTCCCGGTGCTCAATACGGTGTGGGGCTTCCTCGAGCGCTACATCGTGCCAATCCTCATCAACAAGCTCATCCCGATGCTCGGGCGGGTGCTCACCGTGGTGGCACAGGTGGCCGGCGCCATCGGCCGCACGCTCGGCGCCGCGCTCTCCACCGCGGCCAACCTCTTCGGCCGGCTCCTCAATGCCATACAGCCGATCCTCAATGCGCTCTCGCGCCTGTGGGACTTGGCCAAGAAGGTGGGAAGCTCCCTCTCCGGCGCCCTCGGTGGCATCCTCGGCCGGAGCTCCGGCTCCGGGCGCTCCGGGCGCTCCCTCGTGGGCTCGCGCGCCGGCGTGGTGAATGTCTACGTGAACGGTGGCGACCCCCAGGCCGTGGTGGCCGCCATTCGGAGCTACGGCTCCACCTCGGGCGGCACCGACGGCTTCGCCCGAGCCATCGCGCGCTAGGGGCCGGCCATGCCCACCACGATTGACGGCGCCACCATCACCCTTCTCGTGGAGCTCGGGGATGCCACCATGGTGCTCGGGCGCGACGTGCTCGGGGACGTGATGAGTGGGCAGCTCGAGGGCGCCGCGGACCTTACGTGCGACACGATCACCGCCACGTGGTCATGGGGTGCTCGCACCTTCCGGCGCTTCCTCACCGAGACCGAGACCGGCCAGCTGACCGCCACCATCGATGACCCGGAGCGGCGCTTCGATCCCACCAACGATGCCGGCCCGCACTATGAGGCCCTCCGGCGAGACCGCCCGGTGCGCGTGCTCGTGGGTGCCGACGTTACGAGCATGGCCGGCACGCGCTACACCGAGCTCCCCGCGTGGACCGGCAAGGTGCGCCAATGGACATACGATTGGGGGACGGCCCGCACCACCCTCGTGGCCTATGACGCGCTCGAGGAGGCCGGCCGCGCCTCAATCTCCACCACGGCGCCGGCCGGCACCCCTGGCCACCAAGCCACCGCCGCCGCAACGGCCGCCGGTATGGCGGTGAACGTGGAGGAGCGTTACACCAATGTCCAACGCTCCACGCACCGCTTCGGCACCAATCTCCGCGAGGCCCTCCTCGATTGCCGGCTCGCGGCCCTCGGCCACGTTTGGTGTGATCGCTCCGGCCGGCTCCAATGGGCCGACCGCTCGCACGTGGGAAAGGCCATCGTATTCTCCGGCCCCTTCCTCATCGGGTGCGAGCCGGGGCCGGCCGTCGGCAGCCTACAGGCGACCCTAGACCGCTCGGAGCTCATCAACGCAGTACGGGTGGACCGGCACGACCCCCAGGGCACCGGCCTCTCCCCCTTCGCCTACCGCAATGAGCCGAGCATAGCCGCCTACGGCCTCCACCCCCTCATCACCTCCGAGGAGGAGCTCGACCTCGAGCCGGCGGCCGCACAGGCCTATTCGGAATGGGCCGCGGTGGTGCTCAATGACTCCTCCGGCATGGGCCAGCCGGCCGATGAGCTCGAGGTGGGAGGCGTGCGCGCCGAGGGCCTCGGCGTGCTACAGCTGGCGTGCTCGGACTACATGGCGCCGCTTTGGCTCCGCTTCCCTGGCTACTTCGGCCGGCGCCTCAACCTCTACGGATTGCGCGCCACCATCACCCCCGACGGGTGGAGCTTCGAGCTCGTGACCGGCGCCACCTTCGGCTACCCCGGCAATACGGAGGCGCACTAGATGACCCGCAAGACGTTCGTGGACGGTGACCGATGGTTTGCGGCGGATGCCCAGCTGGTCATGGACCAATGCGTGCTCTTCTTCTCTGACGCGGCGCAGCGGGACGCGCAGATACCGACCCCAACCGCCGGCATGGTCGCCTTTCTCTCCGCCACCAATAGCTTGTGGGTATACCGCTCCGGCTCGTGGACGGAGGTGCTCTCCACCAACGGCACAAGCTCCATGTCCGCGAGCGTGTGGCCATTGGCCGACGTGCTCGGCGCCGATACCACCGCGCCTGTGCTCGGCAATGCGGTGGTGGCGTCCTATTACGCCAAGGCGGGTGCGGTGCACCGCGCCACGCTCCGCATTCTCTTCGGCTCCGGCACCACCTTCGGCACCGGGGCGTGGTGGGTCAAGCTTCCGGCAATCGCGGGGAGCGTGTCCTACCACTACGGGCATGGGTATTACAACTTCAGCACCTCCGCCGCCACCATTCTCCCCGTGACGATGGCTCGACTGGATAACACGAGGGCGCGGCTCATCACCCCCGTGGGCGGCTTCCTCCAATCGACCGCCGGGGCGTGGGGTGCGGGAGGGTCGCTGAACCTCCAATTTGACTACTTCTAGATGACCCCTGGCGAGTGGGTGCGCACGCTCTTCGGTATCACATTCGTGGTGCTCGTGTGCGTGGCCATGGGCGCGGTGATAGACGGCTCCGATCCCCCGCGCGGCTATGAGGCCGCGGTGGGGCTCTTCATCGCGCTAGGTGTGGGCGCCGGCTTGTGGGCGCTCGCGGAATGGAGGAGGCCCCGATGACCGAGGCGAATGCCCCCCTGGACCCGACCGTATGGGAGGAGCTCCCCCCGGACCCCGCCGGCCCGGAGGAGCCCTACGATGCCGGCGAGCTCTCCACCGAGAGCACCTCGGAGGCGCCGCCCTTCGAGGCCGCCCGCGGCGCCGGCGGCCCGGACCGCTACCAGCACGGCAAGGTGCCGGCCACCATCCTCTCGGTGACCACCGAGACCTCGGAGCGGCCCTACGTGTGCTGCGGCTATAGCTCGGCGCAGATGGCGGCCCGGACCGCCAAGGCCGGCGTGAGCTCGGACCTCAAGCGGGAGGGCCACGCCATCCGCTCCAAGGGTGGCCGCCGGCACAATGCCGGCTCGAACCCTACCGAGCTTCTCAATGGCCTACAGCGGGCGCTAGGCGTGGACGTGGACCCGGTGACCACCTCGAGCATTCCCGGCCGTCTACGGGCCGGATACGCGGTGGTGGCGCCCCTCGAGTACGCGCGGCTCCCCGAGTACCTCAAGGTGCAGGGTGGGAGCTTCGGCCATTCGGTGTGCCTCTTCGGGTGGCGCGCGGACTCGCACGGTGACCTCGTGGGCTACTTCGATCCCCTGTGGAGCCAGGGCGCCGCCGGCGCGTGGGCGCGGTGGTCAGAGGTGGCGCACGCCTTGTGGAGCTCCGGCTCCCTCACCACCAAGGCCAAGGTGCCGCCGCCCCCGCCTCCGGCCCCGCCGGCGCCCTCGGTGACCCTGCGCTATTCCGGCACCCGGTACGGCCCGCGCACCGCCACCGTGAAAGGTGACCGCACGCACGTGCGCACCTCGCCCTACATTCGGAATGACAATCACAAACGGTGGGTGAATGCCCGCGATCACTTCGCGGTGGCGCAGCGGACCACCCGCGGCTCCTCGGTGAACGGCTCCACCACGTGGTACGGCAACGCGGCCGGCACCGAGTGGGTGCACTCCTCGGTGGTGCGCTTCTAGCCCTTTCGCCTAATATGGCGGACCCGGGCCGGCGAACCTCGAAGCCCGCCGGCCCGGGCCTCCGCGCGCTACGGCTTCGAGGGCTTCGAGGTGCACCCCGTGACTCCCCAACCGTGGCC